CAACCTGGGTCCATGTAAAGCGTTCTTCCCGCCTTCTTCCATTGGCACCAGAACCAAACGTCTGAATCGATTTTGTCATCGTCCCAGCCGCCTGTTGAACTTGGCTGGCAGAAGAACCAAGGTTTCGGAACTTCTGCTAGTTTCTTGGCGTTAATAATTGTCAAACCAAAGTGGGCAGTATCTAGCCGCAATGGATAACCGTTCCAAGTCGCTGACGTATGGCCCTCCAGCGTTCCGAGAATCGACTTCTTACCTCGTCGCACCTGCATTGCACAAAGTGCGTCGATTGTGTCTTTTTCTTGGACCGCGATGCTAATCAATCTTTGCAGTTGTTCTGCGGTGAATACCGAATCACCATCAACCGTCAGGATGTACTCAACACCTGCCTTGATTGCGTCCTCCATCATGATCTGCATGCACTGGCCGTAGTACACACCGCCGGAAACGATCAACGGAATGCCTAGCTTGCGAAAGCTATGCTCCATGTTGTTCCGGCACCATGTGTTCTCGTACCTGCCTGCCGTCATTAACGCACAGATATTTACTTGCTCTTGTGAATCACTCACCTGCTTGCTCCAGTGTGGGTAAACGGAAAAGAAAACTAGCCTGCAACGCCCTGAGTCGAGTTGGCCGAGTTCAACGCGTTGCGAAGTCCTGGATCGAGAACACCAACAGCACTCGAAAGAACTGCGCCGTTCGTGGTTGTGTCAGGAGTCAAAGTCAAACGCAGGAACTTCTTTCGACCCTTCAAGTCAACGTGCGATGCGTGAACGATCGCGGATGTGTTGTCGAGGGTTTGGTTGAAACTTGCGTTGAACGTCGCAAAGGTTGTCGCAACAGTCGTGTCGGACTCTGACAACTGGATTGCAACGTGGGTGGAGTTGGTGTTGACCTCTGCTGAAAGCGAAACAACGATTGATGCGTAGTTTGCACCTGTCGTGTCGAGGTTCGCGGTTCGTGCTGTGGTTGCCGATGCTGCTGGTGCCAGCAAGACGCTGTAAAGATTGGACTGAACTGGTTTCATGGCTTTTTATCCTTTTGGAAGTTTGTTTGTGTCAGAAAAGGGGGTTAGCAGCAAAGCTTACTAACCCCCAAACCGCCTGGAGCAACAGGGGTGGCTCTAGGCTTAACCGAAGATGCCGCGAATGATGCCGCCGGAAGCGGTCGCGGTTCCAACGTCGTGTACACGGATGTCGTACCGCTGGGTAGCTCGAAGTGCTATCGAGTCTTGCTCGAAGTAGCGAGAGCTGTCGATTGCAAGAGTAATGTTCTTGCGGCTTCCAAGGTAAACACCTTCTCGCAAGTCGCCAAAGAAGCAGAACGTGCCGCCAGTGGTTCCTGTCAATCGGCTTTCGAGAACTTGGCTCCAGACAACTGGGAAACCGAGGAATGAAACCATTGAAGGACCGTTAGCAATCGTCACGTTGGTGTTACCACCGACCGCATCAGCTAGTCGCTGCATCGAAGCGGCCCAGCCAGCCTTGCTGATGTACCACTTCGGTTGAAAGCCTGCCCATTGCTTCGCTTGGCCGATCATGCTTTCAAAGTCTGCCATCGTCAACGCGCTAAACGTTTGTCGCGATGTCGCAGTGTATTGCGAACCAGCAAGCAAAGCGGAAATCAAACCCTGGATTCCTCCATAGGTCGAAGTCCCATCGCCCAAGAAGCCTGCCGAGTCCTCAGCGATTGCAAAGCTTTGCGCAATGGACCGGCTCAACATCTCAGCAATTGAGATCGCAGCGTCTTCGTTGACTTCGTTGCTCATGACTGTCAGCGTTGCCAACTTCTTTGCATCCAGTTTGATGGAAGAAAGCGTTGGATCGCTTGCAGTGATGGTTGCGTTCTCGCCAACGTAGTACGCAGTGACTTCGCTTGCTAGGCGTGGAATCGTCCAGGTAGAATCGCCCATTGGGACAACGGTTGCGTTCTGACGGAAGACTCCGTAGACCTCTCGCAGCTCCACAATGGAAGCAGCAAGCGGTTCTGGCAGGAGGAAACCACCAAGCGTGTTATTGCCACCACTTAACGCAGCCTTCAAACCGTGATCGATACAAATTCGCTTCGATCGTGAGTTGCCATTGAACGCAGCAAGCGCCCAGTTACCCATCAACCAAGCATCTTCAGCAGACTCAAAGCCTTTAGGTGCTTTAGCCTTTGCCTGGGCAGGAATCTTTACGGTCTTGTCTTTGGCGGCTTCGTTGGCTTCTTGCTTCTTGACAATATCGACTGCCGCGGACTCGATTCGCAACATTCGGCCGTGGTCTTTTCGAAGTGCAGAAATCTTGCCGGATTCAGCATCGGTCCCAACAATCGAATCGATTTCTTGGGTTTCTTCCGCGTTTAGATCGCGGGATTCTTCTTTCGCCATTGCTACGATAGCTTCGGCGCGAGCTTGCAAGGATTGAATTTCCTTGCTGATTTCAATAGATGTTCGCATTTGACTGCCCTTTTGGATTGCGGCAGCCTAAAACGAAAATAGCGGCTTAAACTGCCGACTGTGAAACGAAATGAAACGTTAAACAGTCCGCTCGTCTTTGCCGCTAATCAGTTGCAATGGAACTTGCGTGACTTTTGTAGCCAAGGCTAATCCTTGGCGTTGCGTGAATTGTAGCGTAGGATACTAATGCGTGTCAACTACTTTTCAGTGTCCACTCAATATCGAAATTCCAATGGTTTCTGTTTGGTAGCATTTGCCCGTTGTAATTTCCGATCCCATCCATAAACGCAACCGCAGCACTGATTGAGTTGTCTGGCAATCCATCGTACATTCGATAACCGTCTCCATCGACTTCATGAATGATTCGTTTGATCTTTGAGGCTCGCAGGTAATTTTCAAGCGTCCTCAGAATAGCAACGTCCATTCCCTGTGCGTCGATCAGTAGCGTCTCAATTTCTTTTACGCCGTGTCTCGAAAGAAAATCACCAAGATGGACAACATCTACCTCAATCTGCTCCGTAGGCGTCCAATCGACTTGTGAATACATCCTGCGCGATTGCTCGGTGCAGAAGCCTAAAGAACTACTGACTCCCTTGGTGTTATAAACCGTAAGAGTCGATTTGCCATTTTCTTGACCGCAGGCCGCTTCGATAACGTGAAAAACATCGTCTGCGTTTTTGTTGTTATCTCGCAACCACTTAGCCGCAGACGGTAATGGTTCAAACATCAAAAAGACGTCGTGACCTTTGGCGATTTCTTGCATTTCTGAATCGCCAGTATTGGGACCGACGCATACAAATACCTTTTTTTTTACCATTACATCCTGGCCCTTATTTCCGCGATCTTAGCCGCCGAAATTCGACTGACAATCTCTCGTCCTTCTTTTTCGATTGCGTGTTCGTCAAACAAGTCAGCAGGAGGATTCTTAAACCATGCTGCTGCCGCTGCCGTCTTGCGTTTAACGGTTGGCGCAATGTCTGTCGCCAGTCCAGACGCCAGAGCTGCTGCTGGATCGTACCAAGTCTCTTCTGCCATCAACGCAAGCACTTCATCCGATGGCAGACCCATTGCATCAGCGTAGATTTCAGCCATTGACGCATCATAAACCGACAAGACCTCTGCCATCTTTTGCAACTCCGCACCGTTTCCGATGGCTACACAATGGGCGCAATGGATCATCAGCTTTGCACCGCGTTCCATCGTCCGTTTGTCACCGGCCATGAAGATGATTGAGGCTGACGATGCGGCCAGTGCCTCGTTGTGAGTATCCACACCACCAGGATGACGCTTTAGCATGTTGTAAATCGAGATGCCTTCGTCAGCCGATCCACCTGGACTGTTAATGCGAATCTTAGCCCTGCCTTTGATCGTTGCTAGCGATTCTCCGACAGCCTTCGCCGTGACTCCTTCGCTCATCCAGTCCGAGCCAATCGCGCCATCGATAAAAAGTTCGTTGGTTTCTGCTTTGACGGTTATCATTATGCGTTGACTCCTGTGATTGAATAAACTCGGTTCTTCCAGTCTTTTACCAGTGCGGTGACGTTAACCATTAACGTGTCTTGCGTCGATTCCTGAGCCACTTGCAAAAGCATCTCGCGGCTTTCGTCGCAATGGATTCTTGCCAAGTCACGATCAAGCCCGATTGCTTCCAGCTTGTCGGCCAGCTTCGGCTCCCACTTGGCGTAATTGTTGTCAATCCAGTCGCAAAAGTTCTTTCGCTTGGCTCCTGAAATTGCGTTGTTGGCTTCTCTGTCAAGTAGTGATCGAATTGTTTCCTCCACTGCTCGTGCGTTGCTGCCAACAGTTTCATCTTCTGGCACTTCGTTGTCGTCTTGTGAATCGCTGCTGGAAGGATCGCCTGGAGTAATTGCTGGATTCTCAAACACATCGCCGCCTTCGACCGGGTTTAGGTCCAGCTTGGCGCGTGCTTCGTTTCGGTTCATGATCTTTGCAATGACATAGGAAGTGAGAACGTCTTTGGTCGTGTTGGTGTCAGTTCGAAGTATTGCTGCCCGATTCACCTTGAAGTAGTGGGAACGCAATCGCTTTTGTGTTAGCGTCCGAAGCTTGATGTCGCATTGCTCTTCCAGTTTCACTAACCAACGATCTAGTGCGATCATGTAGGCGATGTTCTTTTGCTCTAACGAGTTGTAGGAAACGCTGTCGCCATCTCCCGGCATCGAGTCAATCCCGAACAACAAGCCAACATCTTGCCGCGTGAACTTTTGCAGCTCGACAAACTGCGCGTCTGTGTTGGTCATGTTGACCGCGTTAGCCTTGATGCCTTCACGAAGCAGGCCTGCCTTGCTTGCGTTCTCTGGTCCTCCTTCAGACTTATTGAAGGAACTGAGGAACTCCTTGGCATCCTCTTCTTTTCGGAACGCACCTGGTGGTGCTTCTAGGAATATCTTACCTCGGAATCCTTTTTTCAACTGGTTGCGAACGTGCGACTGTGAATCGACACCAATGGAGAATGTGGAAGCGGCTATCTGTAACAGGCCAATGCCTTCAAGCCCGTTAAACGAGAAGCCTGGAATGTGCAGAACATCTGCGTCAGGAAATACGATGTATTCGTCCTGATTCTTCTCCCAATTCACAAAAGTATCTAAATCATCGTCCTTTTTTGGCTTTGTTATGTGGTATTTGATGCCATCTGATAGGACTGTTCGCGTTCGATCTGGCAGCAAAGGAATCAATTCCTTGACTCGCTCACCTTCCCTAATAATTGCGGAGCGTCCGTTGCCGTACATTATTGCATGGGAAAACAGTTGCTCCTTGAACACGCTAGGTGATTGCAGCATATTTGGTTGCTCTCGAAACAATCTGTATCCATCGTGCTTCTCGTCGGTGACAGCACCTTGGCCGCGCACTCTTTTTACGTCAACTGGCAACATGCCAATGTCTCCGCAAATCTTGTTGTGTGCATACCAAACAGGAGGAAGCGATAACGAATCGGCAAGCGTCTGCCGTTCGTAACGATCAACTTCGTTCTCGTCGTGAACGCCCATCCACTGCATCAAGTACTTTCGAAAGTTAAGCATGTTTTTCCTTTATGCAATGTAGAGGTTGCCGGTCGCACGTTGTGGAGCCAATGAGCAAATTCGAAACGCCATCGTTACAGCAACTAACGGATCGATCTTTTCGGATGAAGTCTTTTTGTCGTACATCCAACGGTCTGATCTGTCGGCATTAACAACAGCATTACCAACACACCAGCGAAGCAATGCGTTGCCATCGTGCGCCATTCGTCCGTCAACAATGGCTTGCTGAAAGTCGCGGATCGCTTCGTTAAAGTTCGTTTGATTCTGTGCCATACGTGCCGCTGTTATTCCCTCCTGTGACAAGTCCTCACCGAGTTGCTGCCCGTTATAGGGATCGTATGCAATGGTCTTGATGCCGTAATCGTTGCACGCCTGCACAAGTTGCGATTGCAGGTCGCTAATTGGGTACTTGCTTTTCTGAATCAACCCGCAATGAACCCAAGTTGCGAAAGGCATCTTGGTTAAGTCTCGAACGCTATCGCTTGCAATGAAAGAGAACGAACGAACCTCGTAGCGATAAACTGGAATGTCGCCATCATGAGCCACGATGAAGCGTGCGCACAGTCCAAACGCTGCCAAGTCGTCTCTAGCACCTAAGTCAACGCCAGCTCCAACCGCATCGGCTTTCGTCCAGTCGCTTAACTCTTTCTCGCACTTGTCCCACTCAGCAACGCTAAACGCCTTTGTTGTTGACGTAACAAGCCTGTTGCCGTGGTATCGTGTGAAGCGATTAACGCCAAGTGCAGTGTGCTTGTCTTCGCTCCAGCGTTGTCGTAGGTAGTCCCACTTGACCGAGACGCCAAGGTTAGGATTCGCTTTAGGCCAGCATGACTCATCTGCTGGATCGTCTGCTTCGTCAAGTTCGCAAATGAACGCGAAAAGCGTCTCATCCTTGAAGTCGCCCTTAACGACTGAGGAAGCGTATCGGTAGTCATCTAGCCACAAGTGCGAAAGGTCGTCGCCTGCTGTCGTGATTATCAAATGCAGTGGTTGAGTGCGCGATCCCGAACCCGTAACCATCGTGTCATAAAATGGCCGGTGGTGTTCCTGCCAAGCGTGCAGTTCGTCCATCACGACGCAATGGGGATTTAATCCGTCGAAAGGCTTATCGCTTCCAACCGTTCGGATGTAGCTTTGGTTGTGCTTGTATGTGATTGTCTCGTACTTGACACCCGACAGTCTGACAAGTGCTGGTGATTGCAGCCGCATGCGTTCAGTTTCCGAGTAAACAACCTTTGCCTGTTCCTTCTTTGTTGCAGTCAAAAGAATTTGCCCGACTGCTTCCGGTTCGCCTGTCGCCGGGTCAATGTCGCCGCATGCCAGGAAGTGACAGAAGCCAGCGATCCAAGACGACTTGCCATTCTTCCGTCCCATCGAAATGTAGACTTTTCGGAACCGTCGCGAGTTATCCGCGTTTCGCTTCCAACCAAATATTACCCAAGTGCAGAACAACTGGAACGGCGACAATTCAAAAGGCATCCTGGCAAATTCGCCAATCGAGTGTTTGAGAACCAACGGGAAGAACTGGCAAACCTGCTGTGCGTGCTGTTGATCGAAGTGGTATGGAAAATCTTCTGTACTTTGCTTGGTCAAATCGTCAACGTGTCTCTGGACTGCTTCACGAACTCGCTTCGACGTAATGATGGTCCCATCCAGAACCCCATCGATATATTCTTGGACTCTAGCTCTTGTTCCGCTAGTTATCACTCGCACCACTTCCCGCCATCCATTGGCTAAATGCGTCCTCGATCTCTGGTTCCTTTACTACCAATCGACTTCGTGCAGATGGAGTCAACCCAAGTTCGATCATGCAGCCCTTAGCTTGCGAGCATGCTTTTGACCAAGCGGTGTAATCCTTGCATTCAAATGCGGCTCGCTTTAGTGACATGGCTTCACAAAACGATTCCAAAATTGATCGATCAGCCTTGGAAATCATTTTCATTTCAACGAGTTGTGATACTGCGTGGTCCCAGTAACCGCTTGCGTCTGCATCGGCAGCAATGTGCGCAGGCTTACTAGGCACACCTTCAACCGCTTTCGGTTCGTGCTTGTTCTCGCGTGCTGGATTCTTTTTGTACGCACCGCTAGCCCTGTGTGCTGCACTTGCTAAAGGCTTTCTACCCTTGACCATTTAACGCATCCTCGTAGTGTTGTTCGCTCCAACGTTTAACCACCATCCCGCTTATCTTGTCGCCTTCCAACTCTTCGTGACATGGACGACAAACCGCCAACCAATTACCTCGATCCATTCGCCTCATCGGGTTGTCTGCAATCGCTTCGATGTGGTGCATCTCTTCGCTCGTATTAGCGTGCAAAACTCCTGTCTTTTTCACGCAACACTCGCAAAGTGGATGTAACGTTCTGTAAATCTCGCTTGCCTTCCTGTGATCGTTTGAGTACCCGCGATCCTTTGTCGTGCCAGTGTGCTTTCTAGGTGGATTGCACACCAAGCACCTGTCCTTCACGACTCGACCGCAGCGGCAAAGTTTCATTTCTCAGTCCAAGTCTTCAAATTTGTGGCAGTTTACGGAACCA